CTTTTTCTGGGATACTTAATTTTTTAAATTTAGGATCATAAGGAGAGAATATTGATCTTATATCATCTAATAATTTTTGTATCTCTTCTGCTTGTTTTAAAAATTTTTCTGCTTCAGCTGATGCTGTTGTTTTTGCAAGAGCAATTAATTTAGCAGGAAAGGATGCAAGTCCTCCAAAAAAATTAGATAAGTTTGCCGGCTGAGGTAATAATACCGCCGGACATTCCATTGGGGGTATTTCTAAATTAGGTAATTCTGTTGACATTTAACTCAAAGCCCATATTGTTATTATAAGAACTAATAATACTAACCACTGTCCAGGTTCCATTATACTATAGTGGTTTTTACAGCCGATGTGATTGTAATTTCTCCAGCTGAATTAATACTCGTTGTTCCTGAATTAGCTATTGAAAGGTTATTATCTTTATCAATAGTAATTACTGCACCTTTTGCGTGGGTGACTGTTATCTTTTCATCCCCTTCTTTATTTTCTAATTCTATTTTATGTCCTGCTTGGGAATTATAAACTTTATTTGTTTTAGAAGAGCCAGAAGGTATATCTTCTGCAGCAACAGAACCAATAACAATAGGATCTTGTGCGGACATACCATCTCTAAAGAATCCAACCACCCAAGAACCTTCTTCTAAGTGGTGATTTGCTGAACTAATAGATGTTCCTGCTACTGTTGTTGGCATCATAACTGTTGCCCATGGTAAATCTTTTTTTTCTATATCTTGTGGATAATATCCGTGGCATAATACTTTTACTCTATTATGATCGGCAATTTCTTTTACTTCACCTGTGAACCAATAAAATTGTTGTCCTATAAAATCATCTTTTCTCATTATACTGTTCCTTTCTCATCAAAACTAAACTTACTAGAATCTTTTTTAATTTCTAAAGTCATTGTGTAATCTAATTTAAAAACATGAACTACTCTATCTACTATATATTTTCCACTCATTAGTTCATCTTCTTCTTTTTCTGCACCTTCTAAAAGTTCTGGTGCACCACTTTTCCAAAAATCTAATTCTACAACTGATCCGGGATATATGTCTGGGTTACCTGCAACTTCCATTGTATGTGTAATAAAGTTTAGATTAGCTATTTGCATAATAGCTTTTTGTAAATTATCTACTTCATTCGAATGATAGTTTAATTGATTTTCAAATGCAAGAGAATTCTGGTTTGTAAAAAATTTCTTAGAATTTTTCTTTTTATCTAATTTATCCCCAAATTTACTATCTTCTTCTGGCCATGGTTTATTATCATTTAATGTTATTAATTCCGTATCTTCAGATTTTTTTATTTCTACTTTCTTTTTAGATAGATCAACTGATGTTAATGTAGATGCATACGCGCCAGCGGCCGCATCGTTAAACTTAGAAAGATTAAGATCAGAAGAAACTCTTTGTACTCTTTTTAATTCTATATCAAAATTTTCTTTTTGATCTTTTTGTATACCTTCGAAAAAAGGTTGGTTGTTTAATTTTATTACTGGATCTTCTTTTATTAAACTCTCATAAGAAGAAAATCTTAATCCGTTTTTAACTGAATCGAAAAAATAATGTGGTTGACCATTCTCTAAAGCATTTCTCGCTAGCCAATTACAAGCAGCTATTGGTCTTAAGTTAGGTACTATACCTTTTATTCTGCCACCTTGTGAATCAATAATAATTTCTTCTACATCTAAATGTGATTGACAAATATTTTCTATAGTCTTTCCTATAGAATTATCAAAAGGTTCACTAATCATTTCCAATTGATTTAAATAAGCGTGTTTATTTACACATTGGATTTCATATGTTTGTTGAGCTATAGCTGGTTTAGAATAAGAAGTTATATCAGAAATATAAAGTTCTAATTCAATTTCTTTCTTTTCTTTATCTAATATATCTTGACTGATTAATAATTCTATCTTTTCATTACCAGTTATTCTTAAAAATTCTAAACTGTTTGATGCATCACCAATAGCTAATCTAACTAATACAGATTGCTGATCCATACTTTCTTCTATAATTATTTGTTTTACAATTTCACTTATCTCAAAGAATTCTTTTTCTAATGGATTAGCTTTTTCGTTTGGATATAATCTACAATATTCTATGCGATAGGACATAGGGGAAGTAATCTTCCCATCTCTTCCTAAATTGGTACTTTGTCCTGTATTCCCAAGGTTAGACATAATTAAGCTTTAATTAATTGTTCGAATTTTTCTATGAATACAGGCATAAATGATGGATCAATTATTCTGATTCTAGATTTTTCTTCGTTTAACTCATTAAGATATTTCCTATTAGAGGTATATTGTGCTGCTGCCACTGATCCTTCCTGAAGGATTAAATTTTTAGATGCATCGTCTGTAACAGAAAAGAAGTTTGCAGAAGATACGTGAGCTTCTATTCCATATATTTTATTTCCAGCAGGATCTGTTGTTGAATCTTCTTTACCATCACCAGTAATATAATAATGATGTGGTGCTTCTGCATAAGGCCAAGCTTTCCATATTTTAACATCTACTGCAATTGGTGCTTTTGTTATTGGATCTGTATGAAATCCTGAACAGTTTTCTACAATATTACCTGTTCCATTTGATACTGGAGTACCAGTAACATCTTGTATTATTAATTGATTTAAATAAAGATCTTTTCTTCTGATCGTTCCTGTTGCAGTAGTTACTCCACCTCTTGTTAATGTTACTGTTGTTCCTGGGGTGAAACCACCTTGATTTTGTCCAGCTACTGTACCTGCTAAAGAATTTTCAAACTCTTCTATACCACCATCGGTATCTCTTTTTATATTCGGTCTTGTTTCTAAAGCATAACCATTATATTCTTTTGCAATATATTCATCTAGATCTTGTTGAGTCATTGGCCAAGAACTTAATCCATCATGTAAAAAATCATTAATAATAAAAAATGTCCAATAGTAATCTGGATTATCATATAACCTTTTAGATACTATATCTGGTCTTTCCCCATCTTGTATTTCATAATATCGGTATGAAGAAAAATCATCTACGAAGTTTTGTAGTGGTCTTACCTGTCGAAAAATATCTACAATATTATTAACAACACCTTCACGATTAAAATCGTATTTTATTTTTGGGAATTTATTAAAGAATGCCATTATCCTTCACCCCCTGGTTGACCTTGTTGACCACCGCCTGTAGCAGTAGCTCCACCACCTTGTGTTACGCCTTCAGCTACTTCCATACTATCTTTTGTTCCTTTTATAGCGCCTTTATGATAATCATAATGGTATTCAGCATCTTGATAACTATCAACATCTTTATAAAGATCTTCTCTTGTAAGATTTTTAGCTTCTTTATATGTTAATTGTATATCTACTTCAACTGGTGATCCATCTGGGTGGAAAACATTTGTTGAACTATTATATGTTGCATTCATACTTTCTAAGAAACATAAATTAATAAATGGTAAATGTGTATTTGGTTTATCCCCTTTTAAAAATTCTATTTGCCAATAAGGTGGATATTTAAATAAGATTGGGGATTTAGCTAACTTAGGATATAAGAATTTCCTAAAAGTATTTTCTATTGCTTTAATTTCTAAAGCTTCTGATTCTGATTGAGCAACTAATTTAAATGTGAATCCAAAAGTTCTTTGTTGAACTCCTTGGAAATTTGTAACAGTATATGGATTTGCTGCAACACCCTGTTTAAATGCTGCTTTACCTAATGCACCACCAATTGATCCACCCATATTACCTGCTTTTGCCTGTAATGCTGCAACAATATCTGATTGAGTAGTAATATTTCCTAAAGCTTCACCTGTACTTTGCCCAGCTGCTTTATTAGATTCAAATTTATCTGCTGCTACACCAAGCATTCCTAAATCCATAGTACCATAAGAAGCTCCGTCAGGTACGGCTATACCTGGTGGGGTATACATGTATATGGATTTTTTTTCTTCTAATTCTGTTCTATCTTTTATTGTAAATCGAACTACTTCTCTTTCTGGATGTTCTCTTAGGTCCAACGGATATGTTAGCACCGGTTTTTTCGGTGCCGGGGTTTCCTGAGCCTGATTTTGTTCTTCTGCCATCTTTTTTTCCGTTATAAATAGAGTTATATTAAAATAATATTATAAGAGTATTTATATGAGTTACAAAGGCAGATTTAAAATTACCAAACCGGAAAAATATATCGGGGATTATACCAATGTGGTATACAGATCTTTATGGGAAAGACAATGCTTTAGATGGTGCGAAAGTAATCCAAATGTTAAAGCATGGAACTCAGAAGAGGTTGTTGTCCCGTATATATCCAGACATGATAAAAAAATGCACAGATATTTTATAGATTTATTCATAGAAATGACTGATGGTGAGATATTTTTGATTGAAATTAAACCGAAAAAACAAACAATACCACCAAAAGAACCAAAAAGAAAGACAAAAAGATACATAAATGAAGTGTTAACCTATGTTAAAAACCAAGATAAATGGGAATCAGCTAACAAATTTGCTGAACATAAGGGATGGAAATTCCAGGTATGGACAGAAGAAACTTTAAAGAATTTAGGTATCAAACTAATTAAGTCTGGCACATAAATAGATATATGGCATCTTTATTTGATACATTACAGGCAAACGCTTATAGAGCGAATATAATTCCTAGAACTGATAAGGCTAGGAATTGGTTCCGTAAGGCTGTAAAAGAATTAGGAACTGTAAATAGAACAGCTTTATTAAAAGATCCTATATTAGATAAAAGAACTAAGCCATTAATTGGTGATATGGTTATGTATGTTTACGATCCAAAATTAAAACAAACATTACCATATTATGATATGTTTCCTATGACCATAATGGTTCAGGCAGCACCAGGTGGATTTCATGGATTAAATTTACATTATCTTTCACCTGTTATTAGAGCAGAATTCTTAGATGAACTAATGAATTTAGCTCCAAAAAAATTAACGGACTCAACTCGATTAATGAGATTGAGATATAGTTTATTACAAAAGGCAAAGAAATTTAGAGAATTTAAACCTTGTTATAAACATTATTTAACTGATCATGTAAGATCTAGAATAATGAGAGTACCAATGACAGAGTGGGAAATCGCAGTATTCTTACCAGTTGATAACTTTAAGAAAGTTTCAAGAGATACTGTTTGGAGATATAGTAGAAAACAAATTTACGGAAAATAAATGAGCATAGAAAAATTAAAATCTAGTATCAAAAGTCATGGTGGAGTATTACATTCAAATAGATTTAATATAATCTTTACCCCGCCAAAAATGTCTTTATTAAATTTAAATCCTAGTAATTTATTAGGATCACTAATTAGTGGATCATTCTCTGTTAAAAGTTTAATCAATGATCCAAGAGATATAAACCTACTTTGTAAATCAGCTTCTATACCAAGTAGGCAATTAGCTACATTGGATTTTCAGAATCATACAAATACAATGAAGATGGTTAATAACCATACAGACGAAGAAATAACAACAGTTTTTAGATTAACCAGCGATATGTATATCAAGACAATGTTCGATAGTTGGCAACAAGCTATCTTCGATGTTGATAATTATTACGTTGGATATAAAAAAGATTTTTCGACTGATGTAACAATACAGCAGTTGAATAAAGAGGACAAACCAGTATATGGAATAAGGTTAATTAATGCTTTTCCTACTTCTATTGGTGGTTATGCTCTCGATAATGATCAACAGGGTGATGCAGCAGAGATAGCTATCCAATGGTCATACGATCGCTGGGTCGCAGAAGATGCACTCAGCTCAACTCTTGGCGGTGGGCTAAGAGCTATTGGAAATTTATTATCATAAAATGGAGAAAATATAATTATGGCTTTACCAAAAATTGATGTGCCTCGATACCCAGTGACGATTCCGTCAACGGGTGAGGAACTTACTATGAGACCGTATTTGGTCAAAGAAGAAAAGGTGCTATTGATGGCGTTAGAATCGGAAGATTCAAAACAAATAACAATGGCGATACGTAACTTAATAACCTCGTGTATTGATGGGGTGAATCTGGATAAGCTTGCTGGATTCGATGTAGAAAAATTATTTTTAGATCTACGTGGAATATCAGTAGGAGAAGCTATTAACTTAGTTGGAAAATGTTCAGAGTGTGAAGGTGAAACACCAGTTACTATTAGTACTAAAGATATAACAATGACTGATTTAGATCCTGATGCTAATGTTATTAAATTAACAGATAGTGTTGGAGTTACAATGAGTTATCCTACAGCTAATACTTTAAGAGATGTTGGATTAGATGCTTTAGATACAGTAGAAGGATTAATGGATTTAATCATAGCTTGTGTTGATACTATATTTGATAATGATCAAGTACACGATGTTAAAGAAGAGGATAAACAAGAGGTTAAGGATTTTATTGAATCTTTAACAACGGATCAATTCCAGAAAATAAGTGCGTTCTTTAGCAAAACACCTAGATTAGAATATGATCTAGAGTTTGAGTGTCAACACTGTAAACACGTTAACACCCAGAAATTAAGGGGATTAGCTAATTTTTTTACATAGGCCTCTCACATGAGAGCATAGTGAATCACTATCAAACTAATTTTGTGATGATGCAACATCACAATTACAGTTTGTCAGAATTAGATAATATGATGCCGTGGGAGAGGGAGATATACTTATCATTGCTTAAAGAACATTTAGCAGAGATGGAAAAGGTCCGAAATAAACAAAGGAGCTTATAATGGCAGACGAAAGATTTGCTGGCGATATGTCCAGAAATGAAGTAGAAATAGATTTAAATAAATTTATGGAACTCATTGCTAATGAAGCAAAATTAAAAGATAGAATTAGAGAACTTGAAGCAGATGATATGATTAATCCATGGCAAAAATGGATTCATTTAGCACGTGCAGTAGACTCTTGGAGAATATGGCCAAGAGCTTTCTTAAGTGTTTATATATTTCTAATTTATTTTGTAGTAATGTGGTTTATAGATTTACCAGCTCCAACCATGGAACAATCAGGACTTATTAGTATTCTAGTAGGTGCTGGAGCAGCATGGTTTGGACTATATGTAAATTCTGCGGCTAAAGAACACGATAGCAACGTAAAGAAATAGGAAAAGATAAATGGCTGATGATATAACTAATAATGTAAATCAAGGCGAAGAAGAACAACAGCGTTCGGAAGAACAAAAGTCGATACTATCCGATATAAAAAATACACTAATTGAACAGAGTAAAGCCACGGGTGGTAGCCTAGGTAGAGATACGATTAATGTTCGTAGACATCTACTTGAAATGAAGAACATTCAAAAAGAATCATTAGCCAATCAAATAGCCTTAAACAAAACATTTGGAATAGATCTCCAAGCACAAAAAGAAGCAGCAGAAAACGAAGAACAACAATCTTCTACTGATGCAATGCAAAAAGCCGAAAATGATATGGAGATGAAAGACATCTTCCTTGATATTCGAAATTCCCTTAAAAACCAACCAGATTCTTTAGCGAAAGCTCAACAGAGTCAAGCTGGTGGTATAATGGAGAAAGTTGGTTCTATGATCGGTGGAGTAGGATTAGGAGTTGGAGCAGCTGGTATTGGTATAGCAGCAGTCTTAGCTTCTTTTGCATATCTTGCAGATACTATGGCAGATCTAGATGCTGATAAAGTAAGACAAAATATTGTTACCTTAATGAATATGGGTGATGATTTTGAAGGTGGTAATGTAGAAATGCTAAAAGATGGGGGAACCTTAACATTAGCATTATCTGGATTAGGAATAGGTTTAGCATTATTTGCCGTAGGTGGAGCAGCTGCAGCAGGTGTAGCAAAATTCACCGAAGGAACAGATTGGACTGAAACTATAAAGAACAATGTTATTGCTCTTCTTGGTATACCAGATGCAGCAGGCGGTAAAATGGATATGCTTGCAGATGGTGGAACACTTACTCTTGCATTAATAGGTTTAGGTCTTGGTTTAACAGTATTTGCATTAGGTCAAGGAGCAAACGCAGTATCTAGTGGATTACAAGCTGGTGTAGCATTATTCACTAAAGAAGAAAACTGGGCTGAAGGAATTAAACAAAATGTATTAACCCTATTATCAATTCCAACCTCACATGGTGGAGCATTAGATACATTAAAAGATGGTGGTGCTTTAACCTTAGCATTAATAGGTTTAGGAATAGGTCTTGCAGGATTTGCAATAGGTAAAGGAGTTGCTGGTGTAGCTGATGCGGTTACAATGTTCTCTTCAGGAAGTAACTTTGCAGAAGATATTAAAGCTGAAGTTCTAACATTATTATCAATAGCTGATGATCCTAGATCTGGATTAGGTGAAGGTGGTGTAGCTAAGTTTATAGGAGTTATGGGTGGATTAGCTGCAGGTTTAGTAGCATTTGCAATAGGTAAAGCTGGTGCAGGTGTAGCAGATGCAATAACACAATTCTCAGGTGGTGATAATTTTGCTGAAGATATTAAATCTGAAGTAGCAACATTATTAACTATTCCGGAAATGGCAGGTGAAGATGGTCCAGAAAAGGCATTAAAGGTTAGTGAAATATTAGGAACATTAGGTGGAGCACTAGCTAAATTTGGAGCTGGTAAATTTATAGGTTCATTAGGAGCAGCTGCAGGAGCAGTATTAGACTTCTTCTCAGGTGAGAAAAGTCCAGTAGAACAAGCTTTACAATTAGCTGATAGATCAGATGATATTGATAAAGGTATAAATTCTTTAAATATGTTTAAACAAACATTAGATGATTTCTCTGAAATGGGTGATATTGATTTTAATATGGACACTGAAAAGATGGCTCAGGATTTATTAGGCGCATCTAAAACATTTGAAATGGCTTTATTAGGTGGAAAAACAGAAGGTGGTTGGATGCCATGGTCTGAAGGACCAATGGAATATACAGGTTTAGTTAATATAGATGGAATTGATACTGCCGTTGAAGAAATTAATAAAGTAAAAGAAGCCTTAGGTATTATCCCCGCACAAACTGCAGTAGAGATAGATGCTGCAGCAGTTGCAGAACAAGTAGCTAATGCCATCATTCAGAATAACAGTGCAGTTACAGATAATAGTACAACTACTACATCCTCCGTTACTGTATTACCAACTAATCCTAATCGAACACAAGGTGTTGTTACGAGTGGTGCACCAGGCACATAAAAACTTGTATGGTCCCTTTTCTCAGACTCTCAATATATCTATAAGAATCAACTTTCTAAGCACGCATAAAAAAAAGGCGGAAGACCGAGCTCTTTTCAAGAATACCAATCAAGTTATTCCGAGCTCTTTTTAAGCCTTCACCGCCTTAAAAAGTTTCTAGTTTGTAGGCCTTATTCAGGCCAAATATCTAGACTTTTTATGAATCATTTGCTAGTTTAGCAAAATAACTCATTGTATCATCCTCTTCTGAATTACTTTCAGGTTCTGATACGGGTGCAGTTTCTATTTCAGGCGCTGCCATTGTAGCCGCTACGACTGGTTCTGGTGCGCTAACCCCTGCACTAACTCCAAGAACTCTATTCAATTTAGCTTTAAGCTCATCATAAGATTTAAAGTTACTTGGATCTGTGAACTCTGATAAACCATAGATTTTACCATAAGTCCCTTCCAACATAGTATCATCACCATTATGTAATGAACTAACTGGAGAGAATTCTGATGCATCATAGTTTGTCCAACCATCCACTTTTCTGATTTTAATTTTAAAATCAGCACCTTCCCAGAAATCAAATGGATTCACTGGGGTTTCATCAGCAAATTGTGGTTGCATTGCGTCCATAATTTTATCAAAGATTTTCTTACCATATCTGTAAAGGAATACTTTACCTTCAGCTGCTGGGTTAGCAGAATCAGATATTACTAAGATGTTTGACACATAGTGTAAACGTCTTTTCCTTTCCCTTGCAGTAGCTTTATCCTCTTCTCTTCCTGTATTCCAGAGTTGAGTATTCATCTCTGAAACTGGATCAGGTTGATTAATAGTGGTTAAGCTATTTTCAATATACCAAAGACCATTTGGACCTTTAAATCCATGATCCCAGTATCTTACCCATGGAAGATCTTCACCTTCTTTCGCAGGAAGGAATCTAACTACTGCGTAGCCATTACCTGCTTTATCTTGGGTTGGTTTCCAGAAACGTTCATCTATATAAGATTTTGTTTCTGATTTTTCTGAAACAGCTCCTGCTGCTTTTACGAGTTGGTCAATAGACGAGCCTCGCGAGCTCTTTAAGTTTTCAAACGACATATTTTTCTCCGTATTGCGTTGTATCTACTGTATTATCCACTTTACTCATAATATAATAGGTATATTATACCACATACCTTTTAATTTGTAAACCTTTTTTTAGTTAATTCTACGAATTTACTTTTATCAAAGTT